TTAGTGCATTAATTTTACTTCTCTCTGCTTCTGAAAATTTATTCATAGCATCTAATCTAGCAGCATTTTGATCAGCTATAGTTGTGCTAAGTTTATCATAAAATTGATTTACTTGATTTTGACTAGATGCATTGAATTGAAATGCAGCGTTAGAAGCTGCTTGATCTGATAATAAAAATGCTTGTCTAGTATTTATATTTTGTAAATTAGTTTGCTGTCTATTAGATAGATTAGCCATATCCATTTTGAGATATGCTTGTGCATTAGTAATATTAGCTTGCTGATTATTAGACAGATTTTGAAATATCATCTGTTTATATGTAGCAGCATCTGCAGCAGCTATAGGTATAGCAGATTGCATAATACCTTCAGCTAATGCTTCAGCAGCCATAGAGCTAGCACTTAATCCCCTATTAGCCATTGCAGCTTCAGTAGCTTTTGCAGCACCTCTAGCCCATACTGGCAAAGGATTACCTGAAGATATTGCTGTTTCTACTTCTGTTTGTAAACTTTCTAATTGACCTTTTACTGTAGCATCAGATGTAATAGTTCCTGTTGCAGCCACTGCAGGTGCAGTTAATCCTGTCATTTGTGCAGCTGTCATAGTAGGAGTTTGTCCTGCTACTGTTACAGGTGTCATCTGTGCAGCAGCTTGTGCTGTAGGTGCAGTTACTTGTGTGCCTGCTATAGTTGTAGGTCCAGCTATTGTTGGTGCTGCAGCTGTCGTAGGGACTGTTGCTGCTAAACCTGTTGCAGGTGTTTGACCTGATAAAGTAGGAGTAGCTGGCATTAATTCAGTAGTAGCTACATTTTGTAGTTGTGGAGATATTGTAGTTCCTACAGGTAAACTTGGTTTTCCTGCTGCTAAACTTTCAATTAAACTTACTGCTTTAGCACTACCTGTTTGTTCTTTTTGGGTAGGTGCTATTGTACCTTTTTGTAATTTGACTTCATCTGGTGTTGCCATTATCTCCCCTGTCTATTGTATTTTTTATACATTCTTTTTTCATCTTTATTTTTTGATTTTTTGTGCACCCGTGGTCGTTTCTTAGGCTTTGGTCTTTCAACGTATGCTTTAAATTTTTTAGCCATTTATTACTTTAACACCTTTGTACCACGATGGTAAACCTACAAAGGGTCTTTTATCAAATTGATTTTCTTTTGCAGTTTTTGATTTTGCTTTATTATAATGCAAAAATACTTGACCACAATCTTTACCTTTAAATTCTTCTCGCCAATGTTCTAAATCACATCCAGAATATAATAACATATCACCTGGTTCTAAATTTACTTTAATACCAGCTTGTCCTGTTTTACCAGTTGGATCTAAATATATCGGCCAAGGGTCACCCCCAAGATTTAAAGTTGTAGATATTTCACAAGAGTATCTATCTTTATGTCTTGCTAATACATCTCCTTTTTTATATATTCTAGCATAAGAATATGTTTCACTTAATTTTAATTTTGTTTGTTTTTCCATTACAGGTTTTACCTCTTGTAATAAAGTTTCCATTGCAATGTCACTATAATGAGAATAAGTATTTGGCACTTGTTGATCATTCCATACGCCAAAGTATTCTGTAAATGGTGATATATATTTTTGATCAAATAAAAATCTTGCTACGTTTCTTTTATTTAAAAAATATTTGTAAATAAAATTTGCTAATTCTTTTGATATTGCCTTTTTAATAATTGTATATTTATTTTTTTGAAATGACATTTTTAATAATATTTTTCCCCTTTAATTTTTTATTTGATTGTATAAAATTTTTAATATAATCTGGTTTATTTTTTACAGTATTAGTTTCGAGGGTAGCTTGTATTACAGCTTTTTTCATATTATCATTAGGCTTTGACATTTAAAACACTATTAGGTATTGCCTGACAGTTCCAATGTATAAATCTAAATGGTTCATATCCCATGTCTACAATGTATTGATGTGGCATGTATGAAGGAAAGAACATAGTTCTTCCTGGTTGAACTTTATAATTAATTTGTGATGATGCATATGTTACTTTTGTTTTATCTGCTTCTGGTAAAAGATTCATAATATTACCTGGTCTTGGATCTTCAAATAATGGCATTGATGTAGCCTCACTTGCTTTTAAAAAATAAAAACCAGAGATATGCCCATTCCAATGAGTGTGTAATGTATGATGTCCTCCACCTCTTTTAGCAAACTCTTGCACCCACATTTCTGTAATAAATATTGTATAATTTGTTAAATCAAATCCCATTTCAATTAACAAATTATGTGCTGTTGCACCTATATAATCTTGTAACTTTTTAAACTTAGGATCACCTATTAATGATGTTGAGTGAAACACATGACCCATGTCTCCTTTGTTTCCAAACTTTTTATTTCTTTTATCTATTGCTTCTTTTAAATTTTTTTTAGATTCTTCAATATATTTATTAGATGCATTATTTAATTCATTTACAAATCCTGGTTCATCACCATACCATATTGGACAACTAAATAAATCTTGTCTGTTTAATTGTTTTGGAAACTGTAATTCTGTTTTTAACTTTTTAGTTTTTTTCTTTTTCATATTCTCCTTATCTAAATGGCCAACCAAGATTCCATATAACTAAACTATGTCTTGAGCCTTTTTTTACTGGACATACTCGATGCCATACAAACGAGGGGAATACTACTAAACTTCCTTTAGGTAATATCTCTTTACACTTTACAGGTTTTCTAGGTTTATCAGGATCTAAATTTCTAAAATCAAATTCTAATTCACCACCTTTATATTCTTTTGGGTCTGATAGTGTAACTGTTACAGATAACTTTCTAATTTTACCATGTGATGGATCATTAGCAGTTTCTCTAATATAAGGTTTATCCCAACTATCACAATGCCAATCATAAAATTGACCTTTAGTATATTTTGTAAATTGGCAAGATTCAGAAAAATCCCATTCAAAATTCCAACCTGCATTTGCATTTGCTTGATGAACATATGGTTGTATTTCTTTGTATATCCATCTATCATTCATCCAAACAATGTTAGAGTTTCTTTTCTTTTTTAAATCTTTAATATTTTTTTCAGTTAAGTTTTTACCGTTTCTACTAAACCCACCAGTAACTGCCATTTGATCTTGTAATGATTTTCCATATCGTACAATATCATCACATATTCTTTCTGGTATTGCACTTTGGAAATACCAATAATAATTTGTTAAATTCATATCCCTTATATTATACTATTACTATTTAAAATTGTCAAGGGGTATATTATTTACTAATTGTCAAATTAATCTTCTACAACAAGAGTTCCATTAGTTGTAAATGTTGCTGTCCCTACTCCACATGAAATAGTATAGGTATTTGTACCTGGTGTCACACTAACTGCAAAAGAAGCTGCAGAAGGAATTTTTACAATAACAGTTCCACCACCTCCATTACCACCAGCACCTCCACCACAAGCACCAGCACCACCACCGCCACCACCACCAGTAGCTGCACATCCGTTTCCGCCAGCACCAGATCCTCCAGATCCTCCAGCACCTCCACCACCAGGCCCTGCAGTTCCAGGAGCACTACTAAAGTTTCCACCTCCACCACCACCAGCTCTTAAAGTACAATCTCCTGGCCAAGCACTAGATCCTGCTCCACCAGGCCCTGACGTAGGTGTAGAATTGTTTGCAGCACCACCTGCACCACCTGCACCTCCACCACCACCACCGAGTCTATTTTGTTGATCAGGTGTTGATAATCCACCATCATTACCTTGTGGTGGACTAGTAGGAGGTGTGTTACCAGAACCAACTGGTTTTCCTCCACCACCAGAACCTCCAGGTCTACCAGCACCTACTCCCCCATCTCCAGGGTCAGATGGTGCAGGAATAACTTGTCCACCACCACCTCCACCACCTTCAGAAGTTAAAGCACTTCCAGGGTTAAAAGTAGAATCTACACCGTTAGATCCTTGAGCACCTGGGGCAGAACAATTTGTTGGACCTCCAGCACCTCCAGCACCAACTGTAACTGGATAAGTTGTATTAATTGTTATAGGATATGAAGTATTAAATCTGTAACCACCAGCTCCACCTCCAGCTCCTCTTCTAACACCTCCACCTCCGCCACCTGCTATTACAAGCAAGTTTGCGTTAAAAGGTGTAGCTAAAATTCTTGGCCATGTTCCTTGTTGTAATGCTCTAAATTGACTTTTTAAATTCCATACACCACTTGCTTTACTTAATTCTTTTGTTATAACTATTCCGCCAGAGCCATTTCCTCCAGCTTGGCTATTACCACCACCACCGCCACCACTACTTACTCCACTTGCGTTAGAACCAGTTGATCCAGGGCCACCACCAGCACCTCCTCCACCAGTTCCCCCATCTCCTTTGTTACTTGCAGGATTAGGCGGATGAACTCCACCACCTCCACCACCACCAAAAACTCCACAATTTGGTACACCAGGAAAATCAGAACTAAAATCTTTCCCAGCTCCTCCATCTCCTGCCACATTGTTTGGGCCACATGCATCAGCACCAGCAGCGTTAGCACCACCACCTCCGCCACCAACTCCCGTTAAGGGCGAGGTTAATCCTACACCACCATTATTTCCAAAATTAAAAGGTTGAGGAGGTGTATTTCCTGACCCTCCTGCAAAAGGTGAACCTGAATTTGCTCCAGAACCACCACCCCCAGAGCCACCATTAGCACCATCATTAACACTAGGAGTATTTGGCCCAGTTCTTGAACCACCACCTCCACCACCTTCAGAGGTATAAGTCACACATGAGACAGTTAAAGTTGAATCAGTTCCTGCACCACCAGTACTACTTGGAGAACAACCCCCACTTCCTCCTGAACCACCACCACCTATTACAGCAGGATAAGCAGTATTACCACATACATTTATATCTAAAACTCTTATTCCACCTGCACCTCCGCCACCACCCATATTGTTTCCACCACCAGCTCCACCAGCACCTATGAGACTTTTAATTACTCTTGTTCCTGGTTGAGTGGTTATGTTACCATTAGATGTTTTGGTTGTAATAGTACACTTCCCAAAAGAAGTTACGTTTCTTTTACCAATGAGTCCGCCATTTTGTCTAGGCATTAATTAGTCTCCTATTAAGATACCCAAGCTGTGCCGTTCCAATCGTAAACTGTAGGTGTTTCTGCTGAATCATTAGACTTAGTTGCTTCCCAACCTTTAGTGTTATCAGCATTGTATTTTGTTTCGTTCCAAGTAATTTGATAAAACCATGAAGGTGTATCCTCACCATCATCAGTTACTGATGGGTAAGTAACTGGTGCTTTCCAGTCATCACTTGAATCTAAAGACCAAGATGCATAAGGTTGTGGTACTAAAAATTTATCTTTAGACGCATCATATCTATAACCAATACCTGCATATTGTTTTCTAAAATTGCTGTTGTATGATGTCTGTTTAAATTCTGTATCTGGTTTATTAAAAAAATTTTTACACCATGTTTCTCCATCAACATGCATGTCATTTTCTCCTAATGGTCCAGCTGCAGTTTCTACATCATTTGCTACAACAGTAACTTGTTTTACAATCAAATGTGTATCTGATGTAAAACCAGTTGGGTCTGTTTTTGATTCTAACTCTGCAAAATGTGCCATGTTTATTTTCTCCTTAAAAGTTTTTTATAATTTAATTTTAGCTTATAGTTAATGTAGCATCAGCTGTAAACTTAGCTATTTTATCTCCATTTGGAGCAGTTGATAATGTTGTTGCTCCACAAGGGCTTCCTGCTAAAGTATAAGCAGCAGGTACTCTAACTACTACAATTCCTGAACCACCATCACCACCACCTAAAGGGGCTGATGCTACAGCTCTACCACCTCCACCACCGCCAGTATTTGCAGTTCCACTTACAGCAGCTTGATTAGTTGGGTGAGGGCTATTTCCTGCTCTTCCACCTTTTCCTCCACCTCCTGCACCTCCTGATCCAGCACAAGCACAGTTTGAATAAGTAAAACCTCCACCACCACCTGCATAAGTAGTATCTGGTCCTAAAATTGTATTAGGTGCTCCAGCACCTCCATTTCCTCCATCAGAACCATAATTGTCTGGCCCTGCATCACTTCCGTTAGCAGTAGCACCACCGCCACCACCTCCAGCATATCCACTTGGACCTGAACCATCTCCACCATTATTACCTTGAGGTGGGTTTGTTGGGGGTGTATTACCAGCAGCACCACACGTTCCTGATGATCCTCCACCACCAGATCCACCAGTGTGAGCTAATGTAGAGGAATTTCCACTACTACCTGCACCACCACCAGCAGATGTTATTGTTCCAAAAACTGAGTCATTTCCATTTGTTGCATTGTAACAAGAAGTTCCACCACCACCTACTGTTACTGGATAACAGCCTACACTTAAACTTAATGCTGATCCTTGTAATGGACTTGGACCAAAACCTGATGCACGATAACCTCCTGCACCTCCGCCACCACCATTACTAGCTGCGTGACCACCACCTCCGCCACCACCAGCAACTACTAAATAATTTACTGATGCATTTGCTCTTGTTATCCATTCTGAATTCTTTACTTGATCGAAATGTTCGTTTAATGTCCATCTACCTGATGCACATTTTGGTGTTGATTCTGAAATTACTACAATTCCTGATCCACCTGTGTGAGTTCCATTACTAGCACAAGCTCTTCCACCACCACCTCCACCAGTGTTAGCACAGGCTGCTGTTGCACCTGCTCCAGATCTTATACCTCCACGGCCTCCACCACCTGGTGCAGTGCTTGCCACTGATCCTCCTGGACTAGCAGCTCCACCACCACCTCCAGCGTATGTTACTGAACTTCCTGTAATATCGTTTGCTGTTCCATTTCCACCAGCACCTCCAGTGCTACCTGAACCATTTCCACCAGTTCCACCAGAACCACCACCTCCACCACCACTTTTTGCTGGTAGAGATGCAGCACCATTACCACCATTATTTCCTTGAGATGGACTTGTAGGGGGAGTGTTTCCTGAACCACCATCACCATTTTGACAACTACCACCAGAACCTCCACCACCAGAACCTCCAGCTACACCATCTTCAATTGATTGGCCATCTTGAAAGTGTGATCCTCCACCTCCACCACCATTAGATGTCATGACACATGCTATAACTGAATTTGAACCACTAACTCCTTGAACACTATTACCTGGAGCACCAGCACCTCCACCTCCAACTGTAATAGCTAAAGATGCATTAGGCATAGAAACACAAGTGCTTGTTCTATAACCACCAGCACCTCCGCCTCCACCTGAAGCTCCACCTCCACAACCTCCTCCTGCACCACCAGCAACTACCATTATTTCTGGTATTGTTGATGTACAGTTTCTTTTTTGAAAAGTTCCGTTTGCTGTAAATGTATGTACTTCAGTAGATGGTGTGCATATTACTTTTACAGGTCCTATTATTCCGCCATTAGCCATGAATTATGTTGCCTCCTATAATTCTATCTATTATGCGTCATCTAATTCTTCGTAAGAAACAAAATAAGTTAAGTCATTTGCAGCTGATGCTGTAAAAGCTAATATATCTGTTTCATCTAAATAAATTGGATTCTCTAAGAAA